AAGGCCAGCGTTTATAATGAAATTTCACGCGGCTTAGATGTAATGTCGCAATATGCCTACGAGCAACAAAAGTTCCAAGCTGCGGCAGAAGGTCAGCGTTACGGCGCTGAGAACGCGCCAACGCAGGCACAACTTGATGAGGCTAAGAAAGAAGGCGCAGACATTTCGGCAATGCTGCCCGGCGATGATTACACAGTGTTCGGGCGCAGTGCGCGTAAAACCTCGCTCGATGTTGTTATTGATCAGTCTGAGATGGAGGCGCGTAAGTCTATAATGGAACTGCGCCTACAAGCAGAGAAAACAAATATGCCTGCCGCTGAATTAAGCGCAAAACTCAATGGCCTGATCTCTGGTTATTCTAGCAATCTGTATCAGCTAAACCCCGCCGCCGGGTCAAAGTTTCAAGCGGCTATGTCAACTGTGGGCAATAGCACACTTGTGGCACACGCGCAATCAATGGCAAAAGAAGCCGAAAAGCGGCAAGAAGTTGCTGCGCTTGCCTCAATGGACACGATTATAAACGAGTTATTGCCACAAGAGTTTAAAGCTGGGCCGACTATAAATGAGCAAACCGGCGAAATAACAACTGTTGATGACAGGGCAAAGTTTTTAAGAAACCAAATATATAAAGATGCGTACTATATTGGCGACAAGGCGCTTGCCGACAGCCAGATAAAGTTATTTGATAAAAAGTATTTTGAGTACAAAACAACATATCTTAGCGATTGGGCTTTAGAAAATACAATGAATATGCGCCAAATTAGAACCGGCCAAATTGCTGATTTTAAGGCCGATCAAGTTTGGAAGTCTCTCTCTGAGCCGGAGCAAATGGCCGTGCGTGACGCAATTAGAAAGACTGAGGTTGCCAACAACTCCCTAATTACAAGCCGCGAAAGCATCAATCAGTTGGCTAGAGATAATAGGGTCAGGGAGCTTACGCCGGAAATCAACGCCGGATTAAGAAGCGGCGCTGATGTGTCTGCCCAGATTGATGAGATGCAGCGCCTCAACCCAGAAAGAGCAGAAAAGATGATCGCGGTGCGCGATACAAAGGGCGGCGTTGATGACGCTGACACAATTCAAGAACTCAACCTTTTAACATCAAATGGTCAACTGACGCAGGAAGATGTGCTTGATGCTGTACTTGAAAAAAAATTAACCGTAGGAACTGCCGACAATTATTTCGGAAGAATAGCAACCTTTCAAGATGAAAGAGAAAAACGCGCAATGACTATTTTAAGCGGCGCATTTGAAAGTGTTGATGCCACACAGCGCGGAAGAGCATTGCAAGCCGAAGAGAGAAAACTTGCTAATGAATTGTCTGAACACGTTGAATATATAAATATTCAAAAAGTTAAAGACCCAAATTTTGATGTGTTTGATTACGCTGTGCAAGTTGCTAAAGAGAGAAGATCAAGCGCAGGCCAAACAGCGCAACGCGATGACCTTATGGTTGGTATTAGAACGAAACTAGACAAATACCCCACGCTCAAGGGGTTAACAGACATTGACCTTATGATTGGCGAGGCACAAAGACTTTTAAATGAGCCTTACGTTGAGGGTGGAATTTTCTCAAAGGCAACAGGGCTGTCTCATCAAAGAAGGCTCATGCTTCAAGACGCTTTGAAGCAAATGCAAAAAGTCAAAGGACTTGGGACTGGGCAATGATATATGAAGAATTAGAAAAGTTTTTTGCCTCTGTTGGCACCGGCATGAAGCGCGTATTTGTCGAGGATGAGAACGGCTATAACCGTTTGACGACAGAGGCTAATGTTGAGGCGCAGGCACTTGGCCCCGCTGAAATGTTTGGCGCTGGCGCAAAGCCAGACATTTACGCGCTGTCACAAGCAGCCGGTGCGCCAGTGACTGAGGCCGAGGTTGGCGGCACTATGGCTGGCTTTGGGCCGGGCAAGGCCGCTGGCCTTGTTGGTGCGCCGGGCGATATAGCCGCGCTTGCCACTGGCATTTATAAGGCAGCGTTTCCAGAGCCAGAGCAAGGTAGGCTTGAGGCGTTTATTACGCAAGTGGAAGAAATCTCAAATAAGTTTGGCTCTGGCGCAACGCTTGGGTTCCTAGATGATTGGGCTACGCAGTCAGGTATATCCGAAGAGGCAAAGCAGGGCTTCCTGCAAGGCGCAGAGGTTGGCAGCTTCTTTGGTTTTGGACAGGGTGCAAAGGCCACTGGCAAGGGCGTTGTCGCCGCTGGTAAGGCTGTCGTTGAGGGTGCGCCAGCGCGGCTAGAAGAGGCCAAGAGCGGCGTCACGCTCGGTATGGGCGTTGATCCTATGACTGTGCTTGATGAGACTATTGTGGCTATGTCAAAGAAAACCCCGCCTGCAAAAAATAGTGATTTGATAGAGGTGTTAAATTTACGCGCAGATCAAATGAAACTAAACCCAAAAGATCGCATCCAGCCATCTGGTCAAAACCAATTGTTTGACACAACACCAGATGCATATCAAAGGAACTTGCCAGAACAAATTGAAACACCAGTGCCGCGTGCGCCAGAAGGCGCGAAGTTGCCTTTGGGCAATAGAGCCGCCAAGGTTGTGGAAATGACACCGCAAATTGCAGACAAACTTGCTGAAAAAATGCAACCATATCTTGGCACCCCAGCGCAGTATTTTTACAATACTGGCCCCATCATTGATAAGGCTGTTGGATTAGGTGTGCCTGAAGATGTTGCGCGGAAACAATTAAAAAGATTTGCTCTTAATTATGCGGCGACAAGCCCAAGAACACAAACAGAGCCAAACCTAAGAAGCGCGTCAATTGTGTCTGCTAAAGAAACGCAAGGCATAAACTATGATGAAATTGTTGGGCCGGGCGGCGAAGGCATAAATGAAAAAGGTTATCCAATGATGATCCAGCCCGCCTCTCCGGGCAAGGCAGAGGGTATTCATAGAAAACTCATTGAGGCTGTTCGTGCTGGCGGTATTGATTACAATACAAATCCAAAGCCAGCTACGTTTGCTGAGAATGTCACTGGAAACCTTGCTGGGGTTACTGTTGATACCCACGCAATTCGCGGCGCTCTTGATGCTATGAACGAGGTAGAACCCGGATCAATTCCAGAAGGTTTTATTGCTAAAGAGTTTAGAGAGCAATATAAGGCAGACCCATCTACATTCAATCCAGCCACAATGGTCATTGATACGCTTGGAGATCAAAAAGTTGGTGGCGTAAAGATGCAAACAGAATATGCCGTGTTTAGTGATCTTTACAAAGAAGCTGCCAAAAAGTTAAATGTATCGCCAGCAGAGGCGCAAGCACTTGGCTGGTTTGGCAGTGGCAAAAGAACTGGCCTCGCGTCAGACCTAAAAACTGTTGCTGATCTTATTGATGAACGCGTTGATGTAACAGCGCAGGCGCTTAACAGACCAAAAGAAGAAGTGTTTATTGATTTCTTCTCTGGTAAGATACCGCTGTTGTCGCTTGGCGGCTTAACGTTATTAGATACCGGCGCAATAACAGACAGCCAAGATGGTGAGGAAATGTAATGCCAATAGCACCTAAAGACCTAAACGCGCTTATTGAGCAGGACAGCGCCGAGCGTGATTTCCAGCAGGTAAAGTTCGTGCAGCCAGAGGCCGTACAGGACATTGACCCCGGAACTATTGCGCCGCCTTCTATGGAACAATTGCCAGAAGAAGATAAAATCCGCACTGTTGAAGAGCCGGTGCAAGTGGCTGGTGGCAAGATTGACTTTATCGTAGAACTTGCCAAGAAGGCACAAAAGCGCATTGAGACGGCAGAGCAACGCGCCACGCCTATGGCAGCGCCAGAGGCAATGGAGCAGGTGGGCGAAGATATTATCGTGCGTCAGGCAACGCCAGCCGAGCAAACAGAACTAGCCGCTACTTTGGGGATTGCAGAAAAATACACCAAGGGCTTGAACCTGCCAGCAATCTCCGAGGCTGTTGGCGACATTGATATGGCCGCTTACTTGCAAAGGATCAAAGACGACAACGCCGATCTTTTTGAGACGGTGAGACGCGGCACGATCAGCTATGAGAGCCTGTTGAAGATGGCCGAGGAAAAGGGCATCGACAATATTGTGCGCGAGTTTATCCGCCCCGGTCGCAAAGAAGTTGTGCGAGCCGAGGATATTCTGGCTGGCCTTATTGGGGCGCAGGAACTTAGCAAGAGGACAAAGCGTCTAGCCGAAAACGCACTAAGGTTAAATGACCCAGAGAGCCGCGCCGCCGCAATTGCGACAGCGCGTAGGGCAGCGCAAATGGAGGCGATGCTTTACGCGCAAATATCTGGCGAGGTGTCAGAGGCTGGTCGTACTCAGTTTGCTATGCGTGAGGCACAAAGAACTGGCCTCACCACATCACGCGGCGAGGAACTTGAGGCGGTACTTACAGACGAGGCGCTGATTGATGACGAGCGTTTTTTGAGCGCGTTAATATCTATACCAGAGGGGCCGGGCAAGGCTAAGTTCTTGCAGCGCACTTGGTACGACAAGGGATTGGATTTTTTAGCCGAGACTTACACGAACTCTATTTTGACCTCACCAGTGTCTCACGCTGTAAACATTGGCGGCAATGCAACCTTCTCTATTTATAAAGGCGCAGAAGAGGCCGTTGCCGCTTCCTTTGGATTGGCTCGGTCATCAATCACCGGCAACAAAGACAGGGTGCAATTTAGAGAATCTTTCATACAGCTTTCCGCATTAATAAGTGGATTTATTGATGCGTCAATTGTCGGCGCAAAGTCGCTCAAACGCGGTGAGCCGTTGTCTGAGGGAACCAAGATAGATGTTCGCACTAGACGCGCCGTTGGCACAACGGATGACTTTGGTGAAGTTCTAGATATGTACCGCAAGGGCGATGTTTTCACTGCCGCTGTTAATACATTTGGCATTTACAATAGAATGGGTTTTCGTTTTCTGACTGCGGAAGATGAGTTCTTTAAGGCTATCCAGTATCAGGCAGAAATTAAAAAGGCCGCCCACTTGCGCGGATTAAGCGCCTATGACGTGGCTATTGACAGCGGCAAAACGCCCGATGAGGCGCGTCTGGCTATGGCTGAAGAGTACGCGAGGATTATGGCAAACCCGCCAAAGCCAATTAAGAAAACAGCCGCAGATATGTCTAAAGAAATTACGTTCCAATCTGAATTAGGAAAGAACGCGGCAAAGCTAGAACCTATGATGGCTCACCCACTAACAAAATTAGTGGCTATACCATTCTTTAAGACGCCAACAAATGTAATGAAACAGACTTTTAAACGGTCGCCATTTGCTATTGGTCACACATTTTACGATATGATGTCAAAGGGAGGCAGGGAGGCTGACTTGGCTTTTGGCAGATTTGCCACAGGTACTGCGGTATTTTCTGCGTTTGCGTTTGATGCGTTTGGCCTCAACACGCCAGACAATGACATTATTATTACAGGAAGCCCACTGGCAGACAAAGAAGCCAATGAGGCGCGTCAGCGGCTGGGGCTTCAAGACTTTAGCTATAACATCAAACAAGAAGATGGGTCGTATAAAAGTATTACTTATTCGCGCTTTGACCCATTGTCTGGGCTGCTGGCAATGTCCTCCGATTATGCGTATTACTCTCAGTTTTCAGACGACAAGGAAGAGTTAGCAGACCTCGCCGCCCACGCCGGACTGGCCTTATTTAATTACTCGATGGAGATGCCATTTTTGCAGGGCGTGTCTGAGTTGGGAGCAATATTTGGTAATGCAGGAACGGACAATGAGGCCGTGGCTTTGAGGCTTTTTGAGTTCGCAGGCAAGAGGGCAGGCGAAGTTGCGCTGTCGCCTGTGCCTACTGTGTCATCTTTTATGGCTGGCGTTGAGAGAGTGCAAGAGCCGGGCGTTGGCGAGACAAGGATATTGTCGGAGCGCTTTGCCGACATTAACGAAATCAACGCGGCGCAGCGCGGCTTCTATCTTGCTTTGCAAAAGGCAATGGATCGAAACCCATTTTTTAGCGATAAGGTGCCGCCGCGCCTCAACCTCTGGGGCGAGCAACTAAAGGCTGGCGCTGGCGTTGGTTGGGAAATGATTAACCCTGTCAGAATTAAAGACGCAAAATATGAGGGCGTTGACAAGGAATTGATGCGCTTGGGTGATGGCTTAACGATGCCGAGAAAAGACCTTGACGGCGTAAAGTTAAGCGCAGAGCAATACAATAGATGGATAGTGCTAACCGCGCAGAGCGATTACTCTGGTCTCATGCCGGGCGATGCTGGCTACAAAAAAGGCCAAACTTTGCAAGATGAATTAAAGGCAGAGATATTTGGAAAGGCTTATCAAAGAGACGGCGACAACGACAGATTAGATGAATTGCGGAACATTCTGTCGGCTAGACGGCGTGATGCGCGTGAAGTTCTTGAGGAAGAATACCCAGACCTAAAAGCAAAAATTGATGCGGCACGCATTAACTGATATAATCCCAGCATTGACATGAGGCAAACATATGGCTGATTACAACATTAACGCAATTACGCGGCGTGTGGTTTACACTGGCTCTGCCGGGCTGGGGCCATATGCGTTTTCGTTTGAGGTCATAGCTGACGCTGACGTTGGCGTCTATTTCAACCAGACGCTGTTGACACTCGCCAGCGACTACACTGTCACGGTCAACGCCAACGGCACTGGCAGCGTCACTATAATCACTGGCGGCAACGTGCCGTCAACCCCAACGGCCAATGACACGATCATCATTATCGGCGCTAGAGACATTGAGCGCACGACAGACTTTGTGACTGCCGGTGACTTGCTTGCGTCTAGCCTCAATGAGCAACTCGACAGCAACATTATCTTTGAGCAGCAGATTGACGAGCGCGTTGATCGCTCGATTAAGTTCCCTGTTTACGACAGCTTCACTGGCGACAATGTATTGCCAGCCGCCGCGACACGCGCTGATAAAATCCTCAAGTTTGATACTGACGGAAATGTTGGCGTAGAAACCGCGTCAGCCCTGTTTGCTGGCGCAGTGGTTGGTGCTAACTTTACCAACAACACATTCACTGGCGATGGCTCTCAGACAGCCTTCACGACCACTGTAGAGGCCGGATCAAAGAACAACGCACAGGTTTATATTGATGGAGTTTACCAGCTAAAGTCTAGCTTCTCTGTGTCTGGTACAACTCTGACATTTACTGAGGCTCCACCGCTTAACTCGCAGATCGAGGTCATTATTGGTAATGCTATTGATACACTGGACGCTGACAGTGGCAACATCAATTACAACCAAGGAGCTACTGGCGCACAGACACGCACAGTCGAGAGCAAGTTAAAAGAATATACTAGCGCAGAAGATTTTGGCCCAGCGGCAGATGGCACAACTAATGATGCTACTGCTTTGCAAAATGCAATTAACGCTGTTAATGCTGCTGGTGGTGGTGTTCTTGATTTGCAAAACAAAACATACCGTGTTGATACAAGCCTTACTATATATGACAAAATGACAATCAAAAACGGTACACTTGATTTTAGCAATCAGGTGTCAACTGGTGGCGGTCAAACCCCATCAGATAACTCTGTTGGTTTGTTCTTAGCTAGTGGCATTGCTACAAGTCAGGCAGACATCAATGCCACAGTAAGCCGAGGCGACCATCAGATTACTGTTGTAAGCACAACTAATCTTGCGGCGAATGATGTAATTTATTTGCGTGATCCGAATGTAAACTTTGGTGATGGCGTTGATGAGACTTCAACAAAGAAAAGTGAGTATGCTGTTATTCGCAGCATTGATAGTTCAACTCAATTTACTTTACAAGCTGCGGCTGAAGATACCTACACATCTTCAACTGGTGTTGTTGATGTGATGACGCCAAATGAAAATGTGGTGATTGAAAATCTGCGCCTGATTGGTAACAACGATAATTCAAATAGAACCACAGCAATCAATCTACAATCGACACGCAATGCCATTGTCAGAAATGTACGCACAGAAAAATGGCAAAACCGTGGTGTGCGAATTGCAGAAAGCATCAATGCTCGTGTTGAGAGTTGTGAGTTCTTAGAGCATGATGATACTGGACTTGGCTATGGTGTGACATTTGTTGATGGCTGTTATGGGTGTGTTGTAGATAACTGTAACTTTATTTTTTGCAAGCACGGTGCTGTTATTGGGGGCGGTGATCTTGTGTCAAGAGGTACAAAAGTATCGCGTTGCTCTTTTAGGGGATCAGTTGAGCAAGCCATTGACGGTCACCAAGGAACTTGTGACGATATAATTACAGAAAATTATATTGCCGCTGGCGATCATGCCGGATTGTCATCAGGGCAAAATGGCATCAACTATCGAGGCGGTAGCTGTGTCATTACTAATAATATGATTGATAGATCATACGATACAGGCATTGCTGTGTTTGCAGCTAAAGGCCCGAACCGTGAAAAGTTTGCTGTGATTACTGGCAACACAATTAAAAATATGAGGACAGGTGGTCGAGGAATTATTTGTAATTATGGCGACACTAATAGCAATCAGTTAAGATCATTAGTTATTAGCAATAATGCGATGATGGAAATGAATGGTGATTTTGAATACGGCATTGAGGTTCATGCTAATGAAGAAACAATTAGCAACTTAGTGATTTCTGGCAATACGATTGATGAAACCGATACCTATGGTATTTACCTGCACCGTAGCAACTCAAAAAACATTCAGTTCTTTACCATCAATAACAATGTTGTGAAATTAGCTGGCGGCACTGGTTTTGAAATTGGTGCTGGCACTAACTATGGCACAATTGTTGGCAATTCAATTTATGGCATTAACTCAGGCGACACTGCAATGGACATTGATGGCAGCAACATTACGGTTGATGGTAACCAGACCCACAATACTGCTACTGGCATTGATGTTTCTGGCGGCACAAACATAACAAGTGGAGACAACGGCTAATGACTATTAAAAATAATGGCGGCATTTTTGGTCGAAACCCAACTTTTAATAATTTAAGTGTTGATGGAAATGTTGTTCTTGGCGATACAAAAAAAGCTATTTTTGGCGCAGGGTCTGATCTTGAAATCAGCCATAATGGTACTGAGAATGTAATTGATAGCAACTCAGGTACGCTGGTTTTGCGTTCCGCTGGCGCAGGAACTATTGAGTTTCGAGATCAAGGTTCACAAGTCTTAGCTCAATTTAATGATAATAGTAGTGCAAAGCTTTATCATAATAATAATGAAAAAATTTCTACGAGTAGTTCGGGAGTTAGTATAACTGGTAATGTTGCTTTTGATAGCGGCAACGGCATCGACTTCTCTGCCACCTCTGGCACTGGCACAAGTGAACTGTTCGATGACTATGAAGAGGGAACTTGGACACCTGAGTTTGTAGACAGCGCGGGTAATAATGATTGCGCGGCTTCTAATGGATCAAACGGTGCTTACTATACAAAGATTGGCAATCAGGTTACTTGCTCATTTCGCTGGAATAAGTCAGGCGGTACTGCTGTTGCTGCATATCTTGACGGCCTTCCATTTACGCCATCATCTACATCAGGCAAAGCATCAAATGTTAGTATTGCTTACGGCGATGCAACGCAAGGCACTGCAAATGAAACAACTCAATATCGCATTGATTCGACTGCAAGGATTACACTGGTAGGGATTACCCTTGCAAATTTACCTTCAGTCATGCGGGCAGAGTTTACATACTTTACGAATTGAGGAGCTAGTAATGGCACTGACGAAAGCAACATCTGGTATAATTAAAAACTTTATTGAGCCAGAAACAAACAGCACAGGCCTAGGCAACAATGCTCTAGGCTCAGTGACTACTGGCACAAAAAATGTTGCGCTCGGAACCAATACATTGGCGGCTACGACTGTTGCAACTCAGAATACGGCTGTGGGATATAACGCACTAGCTGCAAATGTTCACGCTTATCAGAATGTAGCTATTGGCAATGACGTTATGTCGTCAGTCGTTGGCGTTGTGTTGCCAAGCAGTAATGGCTCAAACAATACTGGTATCGGAAACCAGTGTCTTGAAGATTTGACGACTGGCGAAAACAATGTGGCTGCGGGTGCTTATGCGCTCCAGAGAACGACTAGCGGTATTGATAACAATGCCATTGGTTTTCAGTCACAAGTCCAAAATCTTACTGGCATAAAAAATAATAGCTTGGGCATGAACGCTCTGTATGACAATACAGACGGCGATGGCTCTATTGCGATAGGCCACAATGCTCTGAGGTATGCAGATGGCGCAGATTACAATGTGTCTATTGGTTTTGATAGCGGTTACAATCTAGGGAACGCGGTGACTGCGGGTGGATACAATACATTTGTCGGTTACAATTCTGGAAAGGCAATGACTACCGGAGCCAAGAATAGCATCTTTGGTGCGTTTACTGGCGACAATGATGGGGCTGACATTGACCTAGATATTCGCACATCAAGCAATCGGGTAGTTCTGTCTGATGGTGACGGTAATGTAGCATCGTGGTTTGATGGTGGCAGAAATCAAATTATGGGTACAAACAGCCCGCTTGTACTTGGCAGCGGCACAAGCGATGGCATTACGCTTTACAAGGCTGGTGTTGTAGTTGCGTCTGCCGATGGCGGTGAGGCAATGAGATTGCGCCGCAGAAGCAGCGATGGCGGGATTGCTTTTTTCTACAGAGACACATCTGTTGTTGGCTCTATCTCTGTTACTGCCAGCGCAACAGCATATAATACGTCATCTGACTACAGGTTAAAAACTGATGTGCAGCCTATGACTGGCGCGACAGATCGTTTAAAGGCACTGAACCCTGTTAATTTCCAATGGATTTCTGATGGCACTCGCGTTGATGGATTTATCGCGCATGAGGTGGCTGAACAAATACCAGAGGCTATAACAGGGGCAAAGGATGCGGTTGATGCTGACGGCAATCCAATTTACCAAGGGATAGATCAATCTAAAATCGTACCCCTGCTTGTGGCGACCATAAAGGAATTAGAGGCTCGCATAGCCGCACTAGAATCATAATGCGCTTTGAGCGTGGACAGTCCAGCCAAAGGAGATAAAAATGGCACTGACTAAAGCAACAATAAACGACAAAATCGAGGTTATCAATCAAGGCGATTGGTCTGTAGTGCAAGTACGCACTGCGACTATTATCTCAGAGGATGGCACAGAAATTAGCCGCACTTTTCATCGTCACACATTAGCCCCTGACGCTGATCTAACAGCCGAGGATGCTGACGTACAAGCTATCGCCGGACAGGTATTCACTGACGCGGTTAAGGCTGCTTACGCTGCTCGCCCAACGGAGTAGATAGATGGACAACGATGCACATACCGACATTGCTTTAGCAGCCGGTGCAATCACTAGCCCAGTTTGGTTACACTCTCTGAACGAGTGGGTGACGCTGGTTGCTGGTCTTATTGGTATTGTGCTTCTTGTTATTCGCATCCGCAAGGCATTGCGGAAAGATGTTTAAGGCAATTGTATTAGCCTGCGCGATAGCAACCCCAACTGAATGTATTGAGTTTCACGATACTCGAGGCCCGGTCTATCCTACACAAGAGGCATGCCGAGAGCGCGCTATGGAGATGGCGCGCGACATTGGCGAAATGGTTCACGGCCTGAGGCCGGTTAAGTGGATGTGCAAGCCGCTTAGGAAAGGTATGCTGTCGTAATGGAGCCAATAAGCACAGCCCTTATGGCGGTCAGCGCTGCGTCAAACGCCATAGCATTTATAAAAGCTAGGGTAAACGATGTGCAATCTGTGGCCGACTTGTCGGAGCAGATCGGCACATTGTTTTCGGCTCAGAAAAAACTCAACGAGGAGCGCAACAAGCAGTCAGGTGTTGGTGACATTAGTTTCAAGGGCAGCATTGACGCGGTGCTTGAGGCCAAGAGGCTCAACGAGGAGATGCAGCAAGTAGCTACAATGATTAATATGCGTTGGCCGAAACCAGCGGATCAGCCAAGCACTTGGCAAGAGATTATCAACCATCACAACAAGGCGCTGCGCGAGCAGAAAGAGGCGCGGCTAAAAGCTCAAAGAGAAGCCGCCATCGCGCACAATGAAATGGTTGAAAATATGAAAATTGGTATAGCTGTTTTCGCTTTGGCGGTTGTTGTGGTAGGTTTGTTCATCGCGGTGATGGTATCAACAGCCGGAGCCATTGGGCTTAGATGAATGAAACTACCACTGGATTGATGGGCGAAATGCTGGCTGGCGCAGCTATTTTGAGCCTCGGTTGGAGATACTCACCTTGCCAGCAAGACCGGGTAGATGGCCTCGCTTTTCTAGACCAAACCTTCTTGCGGGTGCAAGTAAAGACGGCCAGCTTATTGCGTGCCAAGGATGGAAGAGCCTCGCCTCGGCATCACTTTAATTTTGGACACGGTTCTCGTGTAAAACATTTGCCTACGAAAGATGATTTTGATGTTTTGTGCCTTGTATCCCCCAATTCCAGAAGGTGCCTCTTTATGCCAATCACATCCGTGCAACAGTACTCGATGCGATTGCCCGCATCGCGTTTCACAGTTGAGGAAGAGGCTAGTTCGTGGGCTAAGACGGTGGATATTATTTTGGAGATGAGGCGGTAATGGACATTGAAAAGCTACGCGAGGAATTGATAGCTGATGAGGGCATGAGGCTGGACATTTACAAATGCACTGCTGGTCACCTGACGATTGGCGTGGGCCATCGCATCATCGAGGGTGACGCAGAGTATGGCAAGCCACTGGGCTACACAATTACTGAGCGCCGCATGAAGCAGCTATTCGATCTGGACATTGCCATTGTGCGCGAGGACTGCCACCGGCTCTATGAAGATTTTAGCGACCTACCCGAAGAGGCGCAGCGCATCATCGCCAATATGGTTTTCAATATGGGGTTGCCCAGAATGAGGCTTTTTAAGGCTATGCGCCAATGCGTTAATGACAGAGACTGGGCTGGGGCTGCGTTGGAAATGCTCGACAGTAAGTGGGCAAGGCAACTCCCGAACCGTTCGGAGAGGCTGGTTAAGAGAATGAGGGCTTTGGCAAATGAGTAAAAGCCCCTGCGTTGGTGTCTGTGTTCTGGACAAGGATCGCGTCCGGTGCATTGGATGCGGCAGAACCATTGATGAGATAATCAGTCGCGGGAAAAAGACAGATGGATAAAGAAAACAAAAAGCCAGTCGAGGCCAAAGTTGGCGAAAATAGTTTTGAGCTTGTGCTTAGAATTTTAGGCAATGAATTTGTGGCTATAAAAATAGGCTCAACAAATTTCAGCGGAAAACTTATTGCAGGCGGTGTGTTGCTTTTATTTTTTACGTTTATGTTGATGGAAGTTTTTGGTCTATCCAGAATGTTAGGAGTTGAGTGATGTTAGCAGTTTTAGGGAAGATACTAGGATCAGGTGACGTGATCAGTCAGGGCATGAAGCTGATTGATGATATGCACACATCAGATGAAGAGGCTATCGCGGCCAAGAGCAAGGCTAAGATTGACCTGATGGCGGCGTATGCCCCATTTAAAATTGCCCAGCGCTACCTTGCGCTGATGTTTGGGGCTACGTTCTTGGGCAGCTATATGTTGGTTCTTGGCATGACGATCACTGGTCGTGGCGACCCAGACGCGGTGACCAAGGTGATGGATCAGTTCACGATCAATTATGCAATGCTGATCATCCTTGGTTTTTACTTTGGCGGCGGTGTTGTCGAGAGCATAAAACAACCTAAAAAATAAAGGGGCTTTCGCCCCCTTATCTATTCCACCACCCTGATCGTTCTGATCTTGCCGGGCGTGTGCGTTATGATGCCATCCTCGATCAGCTTGTCTAGCTGAAACCTGACGGCTGTTCTTGATCGCCCCACAACGTAGGCTATTTCTTTTACTGTCGGGCCGTGGCCGTTGTGGCGGTGGTAAGCTGCCACAGCATCCACAATCGGCTTCCACGAGCTTTCTCGGCGTTGTCCAGCCATCAGTCAATCTCCTTCAGCGTTAATGTTTTTTGGCGCATGACAGTCTCAGGCTTTGCCGGTGTGATCCTCTCAGGCTGCGCCCGCATCTTGCGTGTCGGCCACTTGACCTGCACCCGGCGATTGCCGAC